CACAACTAATAATTTTCTCATGCTTTCCATGCCTCCATTCCCATTTCTTCTAATTTGAAAATCTTGTTAACGTACACCTTCTGGTATTCACTAGAATGTTGGCCGATTATCACATAGATATCTTCTTCTTCATGGTCTTCCACCACTTTCTCCCAGAGAATTGGGTCAGCACATTTGAATCTGTTGATGGTGCACATCGTTTCTCCTGTTTCGTCAGCGAACATCATATTGATATAGGTCTCGAATTCTGGGGATGATACTTCTGCTTCATAATTCTTGCCCTGTGATTCGACCACCTCTCTCAAATTCTTAATTTTCATCTTGGTGATTCTGCCTGCTATCCTAACAAATTCATCTGGTATAATATTTTCAATCTTGGTTCTATCTTCAATCTTAGCAAGCTCTTCTTGCAGGGCATCCAACCCTAGATAATCGACCGAACCCCCTTCGTCTTCGAAAGCGTCTGCCTCCTCCAATATAGTCTTAGCTCGGCCTGTGACATTACCGTCCATAAGTTTCTCGGCCGTCTTAGGCCCTATGCCATGCAGTGTCATATACCCAGCTCGGAGACCACCGTTATCGATTGTCCAACCTTTGCCTGACTTGGGATATTTGACTGGGTAAACCTTGCCACCTTTCTGCATATATTCTCTCAGCATTCTCTCATTGTCTGGCCTGACAGCCATATTGGCCCAATAGAATTCCAGTGGGTAATGCACCTTAAGATACATTGTATAATATCCTAAGAAGGTATAACTGGTGCTGTGGCTGATATTAAACCCGTAAGCCCCACTTTCCCCACATCTGTGCCAAATTTCTTCACCAAGCTCTGGATTATCCTCGAATGCTTCCATGAACCTATCTTTGATACCTTCCAGCTTTTCTTCTCCTTTATTCTTGGTAATCAGTTTACGTACAGCGTTAACATCTGACCAACTGAGATTACCTGCCTCTCGGAGAATACGCATAATCTGTTCCTGAAATAGAATCTGCCCCCTTGACCTGTCTGTCCACTTGGTCACAACTGGGTGAATATCATCCCTGTTACCTTTGATATAAGCATCTGTTGCACCACTGGATAGTGGCCCCGGACGGCTAAGAGCGTTGATATCTATCAATGTGTCAAAACCCTCTGGTTCAACCTGCTGGCATACACCTTTGGTTGTGTTACCCTCGAATTGGAATATCCCCATGAATTCATCCTTGCTGAATGCCTCCAGAGTCTTCTCGTCATCCAAAGGTAAGCTGTAAAGCCATTCGGTATCTTTCCCAAGTTTGTCTAGAATTTTACTGATAATGTTCAGCTGGGTCAGACCAAGCACATCAATCTTCAATAGACCTAAATCTGCTGCATCACGCTTGTCTAGCATTATGCCATCTCGGCCAATTGTAGTGATGTTTGATATTGGCTCGGTGGATACAATTACCCCTGCTGCATGAACGGTAAGATGTCTAACAGTTCCAAGGGCCTTAGCTACATAACTGTATTCGGGCCAATATTCTTCAAGGATTTCTTCAGCTGTCTTATCTCCACCGTTATCAACTGCCTCTTCCTTTACCTCTTTAATTTTCCACTTGGGGATATTATAACACCTGCCAAAATCGTCCAATAAGCTGAGATTTTTAAACATGCTGTATCCTGCGATATTAGCAACCTTCTCACGGCCGTACCTATCTTCTAAATATTCTTTGACTTCACCCCGTCTGTCATCTTGGAAATCAAGGTCTATATCTGGGGGATCATATCGTTCCACATCCATGAACCTCTCAAATAACAAGTCCCACTCGATTGGGTCAACTTCTGTAATCCCCAGCAGATAACTTAGCAGTGAACCTGCTGCAGAACCTCTGGCTGGGCCTACAAGTATTGGCACTTTAGTTGGGATGCTCTTGCGATAACTGTCATCCCCAATCTCGAATTCTGTGAATGCATGTTCACAGTCAGTGCATTTATAAATGGTATTTCCTTCATATTCTCCATCATATGCTTTCTCTGCATTAAGCCAACTGCCACACCCTGTACATTTTACCTCTATTGGAGCATTGTGCTTTTCACTGGGTAAAGGTTCATCGCTCTTAGCCCACCTGACCATATCACCTACCACAAGGAAATAATCCAGAAAGTCTTTCTGCTCGATTATGTCAATCTCGTAAAACAATCTCTCCTTGTATTCGTCCCACTTGTCTCTGGGAATATCACGCTTGACCCATCCTTCTCTACACCATTCTAAGATGGTCTCTTTGGCATTGTCGGTATCAGGGTACTTTACAGCCTTAGCTCTAGGCAATTCGAATTCTTCCACCATTTCTGCTATTTTGGCTGTGTTTGTGACTGATACTTCTGGTGCTCCCCACTCAATCATGGTTTCACCATCTGGAATGTAGCAACGTTCTGACATCTCACCCCACTTGTCTTTCTTAACATTGGTGCGACGTTTTACCATGCTCAAAAAATGTTGGACATTCTGTTCACCCTTGTTAACATAATGGACATCATTGGTAGCCACCAGAGGGATGCCTGTGTCTTCGGCAACCTTGATGAGAACCTCGTTCACTTTCTGGCTATCTTCTAAGTCCAATGGCTGTATCTCAAGGTAAAAGTGCTCTATACCAGCATTCATGGTATTTGCCATTGTCTTTATTGTGTTATATTCTTCTTCTTCAAGAACCATCTTGGATAATATACCTGATAGACACCCTGAGAGAATAATCAGCCCCTCTTGGTGTTCAAAAACATCTTGTAAATCCACAGTCGGCATATAATAAAAATGGTCGTCTCTGTGTGCGATACTGGCTAATTTAAGCAGGTTCTGGTACCCTGCCTTGTCTTTGGCTAATACTGTCAAATGGTTCTTCTTTTGTCTATTCTCATTGATATCTTCCACCATATATAGCTCAACACCATATATCGGTTTGACGTCTGAATTCTTTGCCTCTTTCTCCAACCAAACGTGGCTTGAAGTGTTGCCGTGTTCAGTCAGAGCTATTGCTTTCAATCCCAATTCCTCTGCTCTGTTGATTATCATCTCTGGTGTGCCAAACCCATCCAACAAACTGAATGAGCTGTGCACATGCAGAGGAACAAAATCAACCATCTACATCACCATCCCCTCCAAATAAAGAACCTATGAACCCTGTTAGCAATCCGAAAGCAGAAATTATAATTAATGTCGCCATAATAACAAATACTGGCCCCCAAACGGGTACAAGAACAAGCCACCAAGATGCTGTTATATAACCTATGCCCTTAAGAAGAACAAAGATTGCACCTACAACAGCGAAGAAAAGGGCTGCACCTGATTTGTTATCCATCTCCCAAGACCTCCTTAAGTTCAAACTCGTAAAATTCTCCAGAATCTCCATCTGTGAATAATACCCGATATAGTGGGGTATCATCTTCATCCATGCTCTCGTCTACCACTTCACCTGTAGCACCTAACATATCTTTAGCATCATCCCAATCTGCCTCGTGGTACCAATCTGGGTGACTGTTGTTCTCACGGAATGGGTCAATTACAACCACTTTCTTACCCAACATTATATCCTGCTTAAGCATGAATTTCTTGATTGCTGCACAATATCCGTATCGTTCTGGTTTGCACATTTTTTGCTTGGTACAGGATGCACAAACATTCTTGATTAGGGTTTTCTCTACCGGACAATCACGGTCAAATATAGCTTTGAATTCACACTTACCTGTTCTGTCACAGGCCTTGACCAACAACCCTGCTACGATTGGGCTGACTTTCTCTGCTATCTCTTGTTTCATTTGTTTAACTATATTCACCCAATGCCCCTGTGACTGATAGCACAGACGGACATCTGCTATATGCATTAATGTCATCAGGTTGAATCTAACCCCAATCTTGGTCAGGGTATTAATCGGTAATGCACCTCTGGCATCTTGTGTCTCAGCACCTTCATCAATCAGCTTATCGTAAGCCTTGCTGATTTCGTCCATAATTGCGTCATAGACTTTCTCTCTTAATGGGTCACCTTTGATGCTTGGGCCTGTGTCGTAATCGAATTGTTCACCATACTTGCTGGCAAAACGCATGCTCTCTTGACTATAAGTTGCTCCAACACGCTTTCTAACAGCTTGATGGGTAAAAGCTCTTGGCACACCCTCTATCTGGAATACATAGTCCCCTCCGAATTCAAAAGCTCCATTAATTTTGGTCTTGTTAAGCTGATGCACTATTTCCCTAATTTGCTCATCTGTTATTTCGTCCATGTCATGAATCATATTCCCTGACATATTTTCAACGGCTGCAACTATGGCCTTCAATGGATTGGTTGGCCAACTTATTAATGTAACCTTTGGCATTTATAGCTCACCTCTCGCTCTTGATTCTCTAATTTTCTTGTCCACCCTGTCTGCCATTCCTCTGATTTCGTCAATCTGGTCTGGTGTCAAATGCATCTCAGTGATGCCAACTTCTACAGCTTTTTCCACCACTGTGGATAAGAGGGTATTACCTTCTTCCACCAATTCACTCTTCATCTCCATGGCATCAATTACATTAAATGTTCCTGCTGAGAAATGCCCTATCTGGTCTCCATCAATCACAACACCTGAGAATTTGTCCACCACCTTGTCTATTATTAATTCTCCTGTCTCAATTTCTTCTACTCTAATCTTTACAGCACCTTCCATCATTATTCCTCCTTTGGTTTGTTTAGTTTGCTATCTGCAGGCCATTTACCCTTCTCCATGTAAGTGACAGCAGATGCACATGACCATCCTTTTATAATTGATATTAACAAAGCGTAATAGCTATCTTTCTCTGACAGTGTCTTCAATAGTATCACCCTTCAATAAGACTATACAGCCGTGATTGGTTTTTAATTCGTTTTCCAACAAAATAATTATAAGAAAATAGGGATGGGCTGAATAACCCACCCCTTCTAGGACTAACCTTGCAGCTGACCACTGTCAACTTTGAGAACATTACCTGTTGCATATTCACCTTTGGTTGCCATGAAGTATAACCATTCAGCCACCTCACGTGGTGTTGCACCTCTGCCTGTAGGAATATTAGCTGTTAACATAGAGCGTGCCTCTTCTTCGCTGATGTCACGCTGTTCTGTCAAGTCAGCAATGGTTTTGTTGTCCATTGGTGTACCCTCGACCATCCCTATAGCTAGGGCAGATACCATCCAATCATCAGCATGATATTTGTTGAGCTCTCGGGCTGTACATCTAACAAAGTGGTGAACACCTGCTTTGGATGCCCCGTAAGCGAATGTGCTGGTCTTGGCTACCATACCAGTGTCAGAACCCACAACAATAAACCTCTTCTCCACACCGTCGTTATCAAATTCGTTGACATATTGCTGCAACATCAGAAAGTTTGATTTGAGATTAACATCGATAGTCTTATCAAAATAGTCCTCTGGGTAAGTGCCAATTGGCCCCAAGAGATTAACCCCTGCTGCATTAATTACAATGTCCAGTCTACCATATAAGTGACTAATTTCACCAAACAATTCTTGCACCTGTGCTTTGTCGGTCAGGTCTGCTTGGATATAAGTGTCACCGTTGAAGCCTGCTTCAGCGAATTCCTTAATATCTACTCCCACTACAATGTACTCTTCTTCGCTGAACTTTGTCACTGCTGCCTGTCCAATATTACCTTCTCTACCACAGCCACCAACTAAAACTACACCCTTGCGATTAACGTTATTCATTATTAACAACCTCCAAATTTAGATTATATTTCTCATTAAATTGTTTTACAACTTTGTCCAATAAAGCCATATGGTCTTCTTTCACTTCTTCTTGTCCTTCTATATTGCCTTCATCTAAGCAAATCAAACTATAAACCCCATACGCTGTCAAATCTATCAGGGTATCTCTCAAACTTTCATTCCCAACTTCTGGTTCTTTTCCCTCCCAGATGAGATTACGTAGACGTCCATCTTTTATCATTAGTTTTATATAATTACCCTTCAACCCTACACGTTTCCAAGTTTCTTTGTAATCTGCGGTCTTCGGCCCTCTGGCCTTTTGGAATACCTCTTCTAATATTTTACGGAATTCTGCTGTGTAATAGTTTCTCTCTAACAAGTCTTTTTCTTCTTGGTTTTCAACCTCTGGCATGTCAAACAATTCCAACTGCCCGTCATCCCTCATTTACTTCTCCACCTCCTTTCTTATACATACAAAGTGTGTCCTTGATGAAATTCTCCTTGTCAATTACACCCTCTCCTATCAAATGAACTGTCTTCTCTTTTTCCTCGATTGCTTGCCTCTCAAATTCATTCATCACCTCCAACAACTGATTCCTGCCATAGCTCGTTTTCTCATTGGCTATATAACCTCTCAACTGGAACCAAACCTTCACCATATCCATTATCGTTTGTCCCCTTTACCTAGATAGATATTCTCACCATCATACCAGTGGGCATCTAAGAGAACCCTGATTTCTTCAGCCACCTCTTCAGCTGTAATTACATCCTGATAAATTTCCTGAACCTGTTGCTTGGACATACCCCGTCTGTTCTGTAGATTATCCTGCACCTGCCTTGACATGCCAGTGTCTGCTATGTTCGCAGGATGCAATCCAATTACGGCATATCTGTTGGGCAATTCATAACCAGCTGAGATAACATATTGGGCCAAACCTGCCTTACTGGCACTATATGCAGCACCACCCGTTGCAGCTTTTCTGCTCCAGAGACTGCCTACATGGACAATGGTTTTGTTGTTAGGATTATCCCAAGTACCCCTGACAAATGCTGTGGTTAGATTGATTGCACCTGTGAGATTAACAGACACCACACTTGATGCCCTCTCAAAAGTCCAATCGTCTATGTTGCACATATCTGTGACACCTGCCATATTTACGAATGCATCTGCATCACTGTGTTGTTCAAACCACTCATAACATTCCATGCTCCTGATATCCATATCCGTTGGCATACCCACCACCTGTACCTCTGGGAATCTGGACATCACCCTGTAGAAAGCTCCTGCTAAATTGTTTTGTCTAATTTTCGTTGTTAGGATTTTCATAGTCTGATAATTCCTCCTTTATCATGATATCTTCTAAATTATACACCCGTGTTATGCCGTCTCTCAATTCTTTGTTCTGGTTGTATGGAGCGTCCATTAGGTAGCACGGTACACCAAGACTGGTGATATCTTCAGCATTACCTAGAACATCATCCACAAAGAACACAATCTGGTCTGGGTCATACTTCTCTAGCAGTTTCTCATGCTTTTTCTCAGCGAAAACTAGAGCATCATAATATAATTCGTTGCTGTCAAGCCACTGCATGGTGTCTGCTAGGATACGCTTGTACTTCTCGTATGGTCTAGCTGTAAGAAGCACGATTTTATACCCTTTATCTTTCAACCCTTTCAAGAATTCCTTGGATTTATGGTGAACCCCAATGTCACGATTTCTGCCAGTCTGACGAAATTTGTCTTTGAGCTTAATACCTTGCTCCAACGGTATCCCCAAATCCTCGTAGATATTATAGCTTGTGACCTGTTCACGCTTGAATTCCGTGCCCATTTCATCATTGATAAATTTAACAAATTCATCAGGATATTTGGCAAGCACACCATCTATGTCAACCCCAACAATCTTATCTTCTGGGCCGAATTGCAGCTGTTTCTCTTGTCTGTATCTTTGCTCCACAACGGCACTCTTCCTAAAGTATTCATCTGTGACTTCATCCAGTGAGAACCCATGCAGTTGGGCTAAGCACATCCAGTATTTGAATACATCAACCAATTCCTCCAACAGATTAGAGCGTACAACATCTTTATGTTCTTCCCTGTGGACTTTCCAATCCAGTTCATCTAGGGCTTCACTTGCCTCCCTGTGCAAAGCCAAAGTGTAATAATTCGTCCAGTGTCTAAGCCCTTCCTTATCTAATTTATCTTTGTCATAGATATTTTCGTTGAATTTCGCTTGGTCTTCCCAAATCATATCAAAAATGTCCTTCATTATTATAACCCTCCATATACTTTTGTTTTGAATTCGTTCCAACTGCCATACAGCTTGCTTATGGTAAGGATGCTAGGCAAATCTAAGCCACACCCCTGCCTGAAATCTTTATATTCTAATATTGTCATCCCAGCAATCTCGGGGAACAGCTCTAATTTCATCCTGACATTCTTCTCAGTCCATGTAATCGGCATTGTTGCCCCCTATAAAACTATGCGACCATTCCAGTGTATCATAATATGCCTGATGAGCAAGATAACCACGTTTCCATCTGGCCCACCTGCCTGCTAACAGAACCTCTCCATCTGACCAATTGAGAATATCACCGTGTTCATCATTGATAATTTTAGTGACTGTCGGGCAATTATCGGCAACCCCCTCTGGTCGTCTGCCATATTCTGTGACTTCATGGCCAAAAACCCTGCTGTAACGATACCAACTGACCTTCTCATCAAGGTTATAAACAACCACATTCTTCAGCTGGGGGAAAAGTTCTCCATCCCAGTTAATTGGCCTGCCTGTTATTGTTATAACCCTCTTACCTCCACACTTAGCTTTGTTGTCAACGCAATCTCTTGGTATCGTGCTTACGGCCCTGTCGTAATCCCCGTATTTAAGCAATCTCTTGACAGAATCCCTATTCATATTCTCAACATTTATTCTTTCTCTGAATATATCCAATAACATCCGATAAGCTTTGTTGAAATCATACACTCTGGTGTAAGATTGCAGACCATTAACACTGTTATTGTGGGGAATTCTCAATTTATCTGCATATTGCATATATGGTGGGGTTGTGCCATTTGCACCAATAACTATGTTATGAACCAATTCTGCTTTCAACGGCAAACCACATGGATTGTGTAAATAATGTAACCCCTTCTTTGGTTCTTTGCTTGGCATCTCTTTGTCGAATATGGTAAAATTCTCGAACCCCTTATCTACCAACGCTTTAGCTGTTAACATTCCTGACATTCCTGCTCCAATTATTGCCACCCTTGCCATGTCATTCCTCCTTATTTGATATTTTCTGTCCTTACCCCATAATGTTCTAATATATTAATCCCCTCTGTGTTGGAATATTCACTCAGATAGAACACCTTGCGAATTCCTGCTGAAGCTATGGCCCTCGCACATATAGGGCACGGTGAAGTGCTCACATATAACACACCACCTTCAGCTTGTGGGCCTGCCTTGAGAAGAGCATTGATTTCTGCATGAACTGCACGACAAACCCCCAACTGTGTACCACTTGGAATACCTCTCTGGTCTCGGATGCAGCCTTTCTCCTTACATTCTTCGTGACCTGATGCAGTTCTGTTCACACCTGTAGCTATCATTGTTCCTTCCTTATCATATATTAGACAACCAATCTGCCTTCTGGTGCATGTTGACCATGCTTCACCTAATTGCTCTGCTATTGACAACATTAACCTGTCGCCTTTCTGCAATTCCTACACCTCCATTAATTGTTTGTTAGAGATTCATATACCTCACTTACCCCTTTGACATAATTCTTTGTTTCTGAATATTCTCTCAAAGCCTTTCTTGGTTGTGACCCAGCATTGTAATGAGCCAGCTGTAAGCGTGGGTCATCGTAAATTTTCTCCAAGTCTGCCAAGAATTCAGCACCACCTTTTATGTTCTCTTCGAAGATATCTGGATTTATCTGATAATGCTTGGCAATGAGTGGGGTCAATTGCATCATTCCTGTTGCCCCTTTGTGGCTTTTGTACATGATACCATCCATATCGTGGCTGATATCACTCTCCAAGACAGCTACGGCTGCAACTTTGTATGGGTCAATACCTGCTTGTTTAGCTCTGGTGTATATCCATAAACCTTGATAACTAGCCAATTCTCTTGATATATTAGGGTTATAGTATAATATTTCATTCCTAATTTTATGGACTTCCTCAATTTCATCTGCCAACTGGATGTGAAGCTCTCTCGTCCAGTGTTTTGTCCAATCCCTTTCATTCAAAAGTTTGACGGTTTCAGCCTTGCTTATCTGCATATCGGATATACTTTCTCGTTGTTCCATAATCAAATCTTCAAGTTCACGAATTCGCTTTTGTTGTTGGTCTATTTGGTAGAACAGCCTGCTAGCACCTCCGATTAAGATACCTATCATAATGATGATAACTACCCACTTGATTGCAAACTTTAAACGCTCTTTCATTCTGTCTTGGAGCCACATATCTTTTCCTCCTTTGGGTTATTTGATAATGACCAAGTTTATTAAGTGGTCTCAATAAGACTATACAGCTGAGACCACCGTTTAATTCGTTTTCCATGAAAATAATTTGAATTATTCTTCTTCCATGGCCTTATTACGTTTGTATTCCCTGAGAATAGTCACAAATGCTGGGGCTTTCCGATACCCACTGGTTGACTTTCTAATCATCCCGTTCTTTGCTAGAAATTTAAGATGTCTCCTAACTGTTGACCTGTCCAAGTCTGCTAAATCTTCTAAGTCACGGCCTGATATCGCACTGTGTGCTAGGAAAAGGTTGGCTACCTGTGGGTTCTTCTTCAGATATTCTACCACTTTCGGTTTGGCTTGTTCTGCCACCTCTTCTTGTTCTCTAATCTGCCTGCTGAAATCCCAGTATCCAAGGGATGGTTTCTTATACACTTTATTGAGATAGTCATAAGCGAATTGCACATGCTCTGGCTCAACAATTAAGCGTTCACCATCTGGAGTATTATACATCCTAGCTGCAGTTGAAACAGCAAGTCTGGCCAATTTGATACGCTGGTTAGCACCTTCGACCAATGGTATCTGTGACACATAGGTTTCACCCATCTCAGTGGCTTTCTCCAGTATAGCATCAATAGTGTCACTCTGGAATACAATCTGGTCTGGGGTTCTAGACCATGCCCATAATATCAGCTGCTTGGAGATATCGAATGTGTACTGGTGCTCGACTTCCCCATGTTTGCTGATACGTTGGTTAATGGTTTCCATTGGCACTTCTTCACTGGCACAGCTTACCACGAATTCAAACCTAGCAACATCCTCCATCTTACCAATTAACTGTGGTATAGCTTCAACCCCGAACCCATATTCTCTTAGGGCCTGACCTGTTCTGGTATTGGATATCCAGATTAGTCTGGTTCTTGCGTGGGTTCGCTCGGTTTGTATCTTGGTAATTTCTGCTATCCCACTGGAGCGTACACCTGACATGTTCCCTATTTCATTCTCTGATAACCCTGATGCCTCATCAATAATGATTAACCTTCTATCGTTCAATGGAATTTTACCCCACGTGATTGACCAACGCTTTTGTGTCTGTTGCATACCACCAATCAACCCTGCGAAGGATGTGTTCTCACCTGTCACAAGCTCTCCAAGTTTGTAATGGTTCATCATCTGGTGCACGGTCTCGGACTTCCCTGTTCTGGTATCACCAATAATTAGGGCTTCAACCCAACCACGCTTAATCAACTTGTCTTGAAAGTTGAAAGAAAGAGCCGAATAGAAAACCATATCAACTGCAGTCAATACATCCTTTCTTCCATAGATGTGTGTAATGTTATGCTCAAAATCTTCGTGAATCTCATCAAATTTTTCTTCCACTGTTTGGCCTTCAGCTGGCTGGAATTTCTTAAGTCTTTCGTGTTTTTCCTGCGACATGCTGAAGTTTGAAATATTATCCTGACTGGGTTCTGCGTTGCTGATTACATGTGTTGCGTACTGGTGCCACGGGTCAGGAACTGTCACACCGTGCATAACATAGCTCTGGTTGGAACCAAGTCCATGTCCTACATAGAACGCTCTCCTTACCACATATTCATGCTCTTCTGAAGAGAAATCCAGTTCTGGTATCAGGGTGACTTCCTCCACGTTCTGAGCTTCAGTCTCTACCACATCGAAAGAGCTGCAATTCTTAGGTATCCCAAGTTTTCTCTTAATTATGCCCTTTTTCTGACTGTCTGAGCTATCTATCAGCTGTAACACAGACCTATCATCAGGTTTGAATGTAACTGTTGCAGCACCATTCTGGATGCCAAGTCCACAGCTAGCACACTTCTTGCTATCTGCAGGACAGAACAATTCAACTGTCTTAGGGATAAGATATGGTGCCAAATCCTTACCTGCAACGATTGTTTCCATACTGATATTCTTGTGGTGATACTGGGCTTCACTGGCCTGACTCAGATGTACTTTATATTCTTGCTGGTCTGGGGAAGGGATTTCTTCTTCCCTATTATATGAAAGGGTTTCATTCATCAGCTTGATGAAATCTTCCTTGGTGTGACCTAAGTTAATGAAATAATCAGTCAAATCTCCACCCTTAATATCCACTATGGGTAGGGACATCACCTTAACAGACTTTGCCACGTCATGTATCTTACGTGCCACTTTCTGTGCACCTTTAACTCCAGCTGGGTCAACATCATAGCAAATGTAGACCTCTTTGTCCACGAATTCATCTTCCCACTCATCTCTCCAAGTGCCTGCTCCACCTGTAGTGGTGACAGCGTTGAACCCCAGCTGGTTAGCTAAGAGACAATCCATCTCACCTTCACAGAGAAGTATTGTATCTTCCCTCAGATTCTCGACTGGATATAACACGGCCTGTCCGTACCCTGCCTTATAGGACACCATCTTATTACCACCACGCCCTTGGGCTGAATAACGTCTCACATTAATGTAATCGTTTTCTTCATTTGGTATTGGTATTGTGACACGCTCTACATCCCAACCAATATCATACTTTTCTAATGTCTCTTCTGTCAGCCCTCTTTTATTAAGAAGGTAGTCTAAAACTTTTGGTGCTTTCTTCAACATTCTGTGCCATTGTTTGACCAACGTCTTTGGGACTGGTTTACGCTCTTCCCTCTGGGCAGAACTATTGGGGTTAGATTCTTCGTCATATTCGGGCCTTTCTCCGAATTTAGAATTGCAAGCTGCAATTGTCTCCCTATAATTCTTGTCGTGGTACTTCATGTAGAAGTCGTATTCATCTCCACCTTCATCACAAACGTGGCAATACCACAGCCCCGTTCTCATGTTAAGGGACATTGATTCCCTGTTATCGTCGTGGAAAGGACATTTTACATCCATTTCACCTTCACTGTTGATACGTCCAACTGGGAAATGTTCAGCGTAAAAATTCTCTATCCACTCTCGTCTTGTCACTATGAATCCCACCTTCCACTTGAATTACAAGCCCTACAATACCATGTTCCACTCTCATTGACTGTTAGGGTTGGATTGCCTAGCTCGTCCTGTTTCTGACCACATTCTGGACAGTTGGTTGGCTTATCGTTCGTGGGTTGCTGGTTTCCAGCTGTAGAACCTCCATGCTTGACTTGTGCTAATCCTATCTTAACCAACCTACGTATTTCACCACTGAGACTTCTCTCGTTGTTCTTCGACCGTTTCTTGACTTCTTCAGCCACATCTCTATCCAAATATAAGTTGATATGCTTTTTCACTATATTACCCCCCATAGATTTTGGTTTCAAAGTATTGTATTCTCGGTTGATATCATAATACCTTCAATGCTTTTGGAATTGATTTGATGATAATTTGTACAAGTTTTACAAAAATACAAAAACTAATCTACGTTTTTGTGATTACGTTTTATGTTCAATTCCCTACAATTTGAATTTTTAGGGAATTGTAGCAAATTGAATTAGACAATTTTTCATCGTTTTTCAGCCGTTTTACGACAGCTAAGCAAAAACTTGCCTAATTAATCCTAATTATAAGCGATTAAAGCTCTTTATAAGCTCTGACAGCCGTTCCGGTCAAGATTATAACAGTTGGTGCTTCAAAATGCTCAGTTATACACCAAAATGCTCCCCCGTATACACCCTCTCATCTCCTAAGAATTTTCAGAAGGGTACTCCCGCAAGCATTTGTAAAAAAAGTAGGTGACCCCCCTTGGTTTTATTCTCGGGAGATGAATTTTTAAAAGAGTTAGCTAGGCCAAGCATTTTGGTGTCTGAGCAAGTGACAGTATTATAACTTCGTCGGAATGAGCCTTAGGCTAATTGACTAAAAGAAAAAGTCAGCCCTTTTCAGAACTGACTTTCAGTTTTAGCACTTGCAGTTTTCGACCTTCTCTAGCTCTCCAACTTCAACTTCCATGTTGCAATCCTTAGCCCACTGTTTGTCTCTGCTACCAAGCAATCTGTCAACACGTTTCTGTGCTACCTCTCTGTACCTAGCTTCAACTGCTACTTCAACTGTCACGGTGTATTTGTCCACCTACAACACCTCCTTAAAACGGAACATCGAAGTCATCAGCATCGAATTCTTCGTCGTCGATTTCTTCAGATGGTGAATCTGGTGTGTCGTCTGGTGTGTCTGGGGTTTCTTCTCCATCATAGGGCAGCAATTTCTCCACGTTGTTGGTGTCCTTGCCTTTGTACTTGCCCTTAGTGACAACTGCTATCGCCTTCTTACCAAGCACTTCATCCCAGTCAATGCTCACAGCCTTCTTGGGTATATCATACCCTAATGCCTCTAATGTTTCTTTAATCTTCCACATTGACTTTGGTGTCTCAACAAGGTTGAACCAAAACTGTCGGCCCTTACCCTTGCCTTCTGCCACCTTAAGTACCAGCACGGTCATTGGGTTGCCACTGCTGCTTTCCTTAAAGTTGTGCTCAAAAACATACACTGGGTACTTCCCTGCTGGTAATGCTCCAAAATCCTGGTCATCCACATCTGTAAAATCATATTTTCTTTTAGCCATTATTCTTTACCTCCTGTTTGATTTCCTCTAACCAATCAGGCACTTTAACAGCACCCTCTGTTAGAATATTTAGAATTTCGTATCCTGTAGGTTCAGTCATTCCTGCTCCCAACATACCAAATCTGTCTTTAGCTGTCCACTTACCCTTTGGTTGTGTCAGCATCTTTCTGGTTCCCTCATCATCAGCAACATACAGATATCCCACAACATCCACATAGCCAATTACGTCTGTAGCTAACTTTGGTGTTAGGCTCGGCATAATCTGCACTGCACCTGTCTCATCATCCTTGTTCTCCATGTCGTGTGATGTAAATATCACGTTCATGGGTAGGTCTCGGAATGCACGGATTAACTTTCTCATTTGTTGAGTGTTACGGCCGTAATCCTGTAAGATTGGCTTATCTCTTGGGTACTTTTCAGTATCTCTGTTTGGGTCATCCAAGATGCCATCCATTGACTTCTTCTGGGTCTCTGTAAGTGTGTCAATCACTACGGTTTCTCTGTCATGGTCATAATCTCTTAGATATTCGTAGATATCATTCAAGTCAGTGAACCCATCCACTGGGTATGTCTTGATATCCAGTTTATCCTGCCACGGTTTCAGCTTGCGTAAACAGCTCAATCCACCCTCTACACTTATCACCATAGGTTTGGGTGCCAAAGCAGCTAAGGTTGTTTTACCAACACCTGCTGGAGCGTACACCAAGATATTTGCATTGGCTGGTGTCTCGTAGACATCTGAGACTTTAGCATTAATTCTCTTTATGAATTCTTCCTTCTTTTTGCTCATTTAATATACCCCTCCTTGGAAGGTCTCCTTATCCAATATTGTCTTCGCATAGTTGTTTGTGATAGCATTGTATAGCAGGGTTTGCACCATGCCGTGTTTCTCTAATGCTACGGTCACAGCCAACACGTTGAGTATTGCGTTCCCACTTAATAGCAACCAATCGTCTTCTTTAAAATTTGCCATTTTACCCTTGAATTCAGATATCAACTTGTTGGTCTTGAAAATATTGACCCTGCCAGTTGTGAGATAATAGACATCTTCTCCGTATTCATATGCTGGAGAAAAGTCATGCCCTGAATTGTTCACCACCCAAACGTTCGGCAATTCCTCAATACTTTGCTTATTTGCTCTTGCCAAGTTCAATCACCTCCCTTCACTTATAACTATACAGTTCAACCCAGAAAATAATTCGCCTTTTCACAAATTATTTTCTCTTTCTTTCCTCGAAGTTCAATTCAATGTAGCTCTCAGCGTCTGCCCCTTTCATATCCATTACGCATAGCTCTCTGTAAGGGCAATCCCAACTGCAGTTGCTTGTCTGGTTGCGGAAAATTCTGCCCTGTCGGATATCTTTACTAACATCATATAGTTCCTTCTCAATCACTTTGAGCTCATGTTCATTCCTATAGCTGTTCAGCTGGGTAAAGAAAGGTTTGGTATTTTCCTTCACGTGGGTCAGCATCTCACTGTAATCTGCCACATCAAACCCATTGTCAATAATTGCCTGCCTGTATGTTTCATAATCGGTATCTATGTTCTTGGCACGGCTTAAAGACTTTCCACTTTTGAGCACCCTTGGAACAGTTGGGGTTTTGCTTCGCAACATATTGTAAATTATGCCAGATACCTTGCCCCCATCCATCATTTTGTTTAGAGCCCAAATATAATAATTGACCTGTTGGTCTTGAACCAAATCATTGTCGGTTTTCTCGATATCCCTGCTGGTAATCTTGTGGTCAACAAGCCAAATATTATCCAATTCATCCTGTATTACCATGTCGAATATTCCATATAGCCTGCTCTGTGACGGGTATCCTTTGTGTGTGGGGATGATAACCTCGAATTCTTGTTCCACCCCAATGATATCCCACCTGCTGCGTTGTTCGGCATATCTGGCAACATATCGTTCCATAATTAGCTCTGCGTCAGCCCTGACTTCTTCGAATTGGTACATTTCCTCTTCGAACATATTCTTTGTTTTCTCTTTCCAGTATTCTTCACTGGCCTTTCTCCAATCCTTGCCATTGTACCATGCCTCCAACAATTCGTGACCATAACTTCCAAGCTCTAATTTCTCGATGAATTCCTTGGGTGACAACCCCATCTGGTATCTATAATACCACTTCTGCCTACACCTTTGCCATGTTCTAATTTGTGAATAACTCAATCTTAATCCTGTACCCATTAATAACCACCTTCCTTTGTGTGTTGTATGAATTCTTTTGGGACAATGAACCTTTCTCCTTGACAAATTGGACAAACCCTACCATCCACATTCCCCATATTTTTGCAGTTAGGGCAAGTTATGGCAATATAGCTCCTTAATTCTCTTGGAAACAACGTTTCTTCCAGATATTCAACCACCTCCCTTCTTGTCATTCTTCTACCTCCTTGACTTCAATTGTATATTTCTTGCCATTAAGATAAAACGATTCGATATACCCAGCATGCCGTTCAACGATTGCCCTCATGAATTCCCCTGTGACATCTTTCTTCTTGGTGAAAACGCTTTTGTCACTGTTCAAGAACCCAACGTAAACCCTGTCTGACAATGCCCCTTTAGCTAAATGCAATTCATCAATTGAGCGTGCCATTACTTTTTCTCCCTTCCTAATATTTTGTAAACCATCTGTGGTGTAATCTTAATTGAATCATTAATAATATCGTCGAAAGTCTGGGCCTTATCTGCCAACATAAGTTGAATTCTCTCTTCCACTGTACCCTTGGCTATCATGTTGACTATAGTCACATCACCCTTCTGGCCCATACGGTGAAGCCTGTCTTCTGCTTGACGGTTGATTGCTGGTGTCCAATGTCTATCCAGGAACACCCCAATGTTTGCAGCTGTCCAAGTTAGCCCCAGTGATGCTGCCTCTATTGTAGCTAGCATAATTCTCTTGTCGGGATTGTTCTGGAATTCGTTGGTTGCTTGTTGACGGGCCTTACCTTTGACATCCCCAGAGACCTCTAACCAATCAATACCCTTGTCAGTCAGTATCTTCCCGAAGAGCTTTATAGCCTGTTTAAACTGGCTGAAAACAACAATCTTCTGGTCTTCAATATTATCTTCCACCAATTCCAACAAAGCCTTAAACTTGGCACTTTTGGCCCCCTCTTCCCCAATTAGCTCGGGTGAGATAGCTATCTGTCTCAGTCTCATTAGTTGGGCTATCACAACTGGTGCTGCGACGATTTCTCCATTCTCCAGCTCGGTGAACATATTCTGCTCCATTTCCTTATATATTTTAGCTTGCTTACCTTCCAACTTGACTGGCAAATCTCGGTGTATTTTCTCTGGTAGCTCTGGCATGACTTCTTTCTTGGTTCTTCTAATCATTACTGGTGCAATTAGCTGCCTCAATTGTTCCTTCTGGTGCTCATCTCCTTCTAGGATATCTATGCCAAAACCGTTATCTCTCATCTCACAATAATTCTCTACAAACCTCCAATAACTGCTGAATTTCTTGGGGTATAGCTTGTTAAGCAGAGACCACAATTCTTCAGCTCGGTTTAGGATTGGTGTACCTGTCAACAAGAAGGTATATTCTGCCTTGATTTTCTTAGCTTTCTTGGTCTGCTGAGATTTTCTATTCTTCAGTTTGTGTGCTTCATCATAGACCTCTGCCTGCCACTTAATTTTCTGTAGGCCCTCGTAATTTCTAACAGAGGCATAATTAGTGATTAGGTATCTTATACTTTTGTCGTTTTTGTATTGTTCAATTATACTTTCACGTGTTTTTCTGCCACCATCCATTACCAAGCATTTGCTGTCAGTCCATTTATTGATTTCCTCTTCCCAGTTATATTTTAGGGAATTAGGAACAACAATTATTACCCTTGTCAAATCTAGGGCTTCAATTGCTGTCAAGGTCTGGAGCGTTTTACCTGTGCCCATATCGTCGCCCATAATTATCTTCTTGCCCTTCATTAAAAAATAAGCCCCAACCGTCTGGTAATCCCTCAGCGTGTTGTACCAAGGGATGTTCAATTTCACTTTCTTCTGTTGCTTCAAAGCGATGAATGCCCTACGGGCCTTCTCCACGTTGGCTATGTATCTCTTAACGTCATCGGACAAGCTCAATCTCGGAAATTGTTCCTTAAGCTCTGAAATTGTCTGGTAATTGAGTGGGTATGTCCAAACCTTATTATCTCCATCCCACTTGTACCCTGCCACCATTTTGGCTTTCTCTTTCTCTCTGTATGTGCATGTCAAAGACAGTTTCTTTTTCTCATTAATGTCAAGAACAGACATCTATCTTCCTCCCTCTAATAAAAATCTCTTGGCTTTAACTTTAGCTTTCTTAAGAATTCTACAAACCTGTGCTTGGCTTACCCCAATCTGCCCTGCTATCTGCTCTTGGGTGCAATCACATATCGCCTCCAACTGAAGAGCGATGAATTCCCTGCTCTCCAGCTGACCTTCTATCTCATGTAGGAACAATTCCTTCTCTGTTGGTGAGATGCTTTCTTCTTCCAACTTATTCACGTCTTCTTGTTCCATAGGCAGAGGAAATTTGTCTGCTTTGCTGGTTGCGTTGATTAGCTCGTTCCTGATAACCCTGCCTGCATACTGGCCGAATTTAACACCCTTAGAAGGGTCATAGGACTCTGCTGCTTTGATGAGCCCTATGCTTGCAATCTGTTTCAAATCATCCCTGTCTACCCTCTTGTTTGTGAACCTGTTGGCTATGTAATAAGCCAGCTCGATATTTTCTTTGACCATCTTATTTCTGTTTTTAGTTTTATTCATCAAGAGACCCCTCCAGTGGTTTTATGTTATCCTATATTTTCTATGCTATCGTCCAAGATTTCTACAGGCAGTGCCCAATCTTCATATCCAGTCAGAATTGTTTCAAAATATGCTTTGCTTGGTGCTTTGAAGCTGTATCTATCTGTGTGCATCACATACACAAGAGCTTTCACCATTCCCCTGCCACGTGTCTCAACTTCAATCCATTCCTTGTAATACAACCAAGGAAAACCTTCATATCTATCTAGGGCCTTCACGTCGTCTTCACTGACCTCGTAAATTGCTCCGTACACGGTTTTACCCTTCTTTGGTTCTATTGTGGCTACACCAATACCACGCTTGTTCCCTCTGTACAACAGCTCGTAATTGTTGATTAAACCTTGTGTTACGGGTATTGCATCTTGGCACCTGTCCAGCATCTGTGATAAATTAAGATTGCTCCCATAAGCGAAATAATACATAATGTTGCCTCCTTTTATAATTTGTTGGGGCAGGTAATCCCACCCCATATTTTGCTATTCTTCCCAAGTCTCTACCAACTCGGTCTCTCTAAAATCAATCTCGCACTCAACAACCTTATCCTTGTCGGCCTTGAAATTTTCAAGCTTGTCTTCTGCCTCTTCTAAATCGTCGGCATATACAACGGCTTCATGTGTTGCAGTTTCGATATACTTGAATCGGTACCCTTTCATGAAATCCACCTCCTTGTCTTGCAAGTTTAATTTTATACCCTAATGGACAAAAATGCACATTAGGTAAGCAGACCTGTGGTGCCAATAACAGCTATCAGCTCTTAATAACTATGATTAGCACCGTCTGTCTTTGTTTCTTAAATTTCCTTCTCATATATCTCAACAAAAAAGTTCATGCCCTCGTAGGCCTCAACCTTTGTCAGCTGGTATCTCTTGTCACCCTTTCTGGCTGTGGCTGTGTATATCTCGGTCTCACGGTCGTCTGTTCTCTCTTTGTCCTTGAATTCCCACTTAGTTTTCATGTCGTATTTGTCGTTCAAATCCATCTCTATGCTATGTTTGGCTACAGCTATATCAGTGACATTCTTAATCAACAGGTTCAAATCCTTACGGGCAATCATTTTACCTCTCATATTTTTCCATCTCCTTCTTTAATTTGTCAAAATCGGATTTTGATAAAGCAAAGTTGTGGTGCTCTTCCCCAGAGAACTCGCAACGTTCGTGGAAATGGATTGAACCGTCTCCACCAAATTCTGCTGCGAAATACCCCTTGCCATTCTCGAAATCTTCCTTGCTGCCTCTCAACCATATTACATTATCTCTTTCTTCCATGCTATTGCACCTCCATGATTAGGATGTGTAAACTACCTGTATATTTGTCGTAGGTCTCTGTCTTGGTCAGTTCGGCCTTCTTCTCTTTGTGGATGCTTGGGAGCTCAACCTGTGTCTTATACGTGGTGGTTTCAATCTCGTGATTACCTCTCATGTTGAAGGAATGTTTTTCTTTCTCCCACCTGCGATTAACACCGTCGTAAATATCCTCGATTTCTTCCCAGATTTCTTCATCCAGTGTTCTCAATTCCATCAACCCTGTTTCTTCCAAATTAACCTCGTATTCGTTAAATTTGATGCTGATACCCATAATTGTTTCCTCCTTTTATATTTTTGGTCTGTCTCATCAGTGGTTGGAGACCATCTCAACCAGATGCCCCGAAGGGCATTTCGACTTATTTGGTTTGGTCTAGGATTGTCTTAATTATCACATCTATGAGACCTAAATCTGCCATGTGGTCTGTTCCTCTAGACTGGTGGTGTGCTATCTTGAATATGTCGTCAATCACTTTCTGCTCTGTATGGAGGGTCATTTTATTCTCGATTTTAATTTCTTGAATTCTCATTTCAATGTATGTTCTCATCTCTTCGTAATCCTTAAATCTTACCACATCATTGCCATTAACTGTTCCTACCTTTTTCATTTTTGTTGCCTCCTTTTATAATTTAAGTGTTGCGGATATTTCTTAATTTTAATTTTATACCCTAATGGCATATAATGCACATCCGATTTAAATGTCTCTAGACACAAAAACATACTTTAGCGACAAAAACCTCTGTTTACCTCCTTATATCGCACATTTTCATTATTTCGGAAATAATTTGTAGACGGGCAGGCCCCACACCTACCCGTTTGCGACACGGTTTGTTATTAATATCCCCTGCTGTTGACTATGTTGTCTCCCTCCCAAGTGATATGCATTATTTTATCGTTGAAAGCAGACTTCTTAAAGCTCTTGGGACAGGCAACCTTGAAGACTCTCAGTGACCAAGCTCTGGCATCTTCTTCTTGGTTGTGTCCTGGATAACGCTTATCCAGTGTGTGTTGCAGATGGTGTCTCAATTCGTGCAGATAACTAATTATACTGGATGTCTTAGGCAGACCAATCGACCTGTCAGAAGGGCTATAATGCTCACTTCTAGACCTATTCAGTTTGGGAGCTTCAACCCCATAATCGGAGCATATTCTCACACCTAACACTTTCAGCATCTCCCACTGTGTATCACTGTCTGCTTGGTAGAACCCTTCTCTAACCATATCCTTAACAGCTCTCACTGCAGAACCCTTGACCCTTACTCCTTCGTAATATGGGTTGCTTACTCTCATTCTACATCACCCTTTCTGTAATGTTCAACAAAGTCTTCCAATGCCTCTGCTTTGCCACATTCTGAGCAAATCTCTGTCTTATTATCCCGTCTGGAGATAGCTCCATATCTCTCGTAGATACGGCCACATCTCGGGCATATCTTCTTGTCGGTCTCGGTCAGGTCAACCACAACACCAATTCTCTGCAATTCCAATATGAATTCTTTGTCGGTATTGTAGCTAATCTCTTGGCCGTCGTAAATCTCAGACCTGCGGGCCACACCCTGCTTGTATTCATCCTTCGTGTCAGGCACACTGTACATATCCAATTTCATTCCAGACACCAAATCGCTGTAGCTCTGGGCCATAAACACAGCCCCATCTTCCAATTTAATTCTAATCATTTTTGTTTCCTCCTTTAATATTTTAGGGAACCAGAGTCGGCTGTTAAGCCAACTCTAGGTCAAATTTCTTGGCTAATTCTCTGCGACGTTTGTTGAAGAATTTGATAGCATCTACGGTTAATTCGTCAGCCCCCATCCATTTGTATCCACGGATAACTTTCTTAAAGTTGAACCAATCGTCAGCACCCTGTTTCATTGCCACTCTGGAATTGACAGCTTTCTCTACCATTGCCTGTGATAATACTATCCAGCTGGAGATTTTCTCGTAATCGGTTGAGCCAGAATGTTGTCTGAATTCAACGGTTCCATGTCTTCTGTAGGATGCTATGTTTAATTTGTAATATCTGTAGCTGTCATATGTTCTACCTTCAAGATAATCTGCTAAATCTGCTAATGTGTTGCATTCAGCGAAAGCGTCCAAGTGGGTTTTGTCTTTGATGCTACGGCAATATGTGTTGCGGTCGTCTCTTCTGGACAGTGGGAATAATTCATCAATTGAACCTTCAAATCTGCTGTATATTCCGTATAAATTTGTGAATGCTTTGATATCAAAATCGTCAGCGTCGTGATGAACATGGACACCACAACTTCTGTCAACTTCAGCTGATGTTTCGTTCAATGCCTCTAAAACTATTCTCAATTCTTCTAGGCCCTCTGTTCCTCTTAATATTGGGCTTACCAATTCAAGACCTCGACCCATTCCTGTGCCTCTGGATGTTACGCTTGCGTCTGTGACAACTTTCCACTGTCTTGATGTCTCGTGTGTGTACCCTGCGAAGTATGCGTCAATCCCTTTGGCCTGAATGGCATCTACAACAGCTTGTGGGGTTGTGTTGAAGAATTCTACCTCTACACCAAATGTTCTCTCTTGATTGAATCCGTCTGCTTTTCTCATTTCGAATCTCTCCTTTTATAGTTTGGGGTTTTTGTCCGTGTCGCTCTCTGACAAGTTTAATTTTATCTGATTACGTGCCAGATGGCATATGTGCTACGGACTGTTTAGACGGATTGATTCAAATTGTGCTCTGTTTACCTCTGAATAGCTCATCTAATCGCCATTTTTCAAAATAACGCATATTTTTGTCTTTATATATAAAAATATAGGTTAGGTAATTAACCTAACCCTGAGACTTACCAGCTGTGACTGGGGCCATCGGCCTTATAGTTGCCACGGCTTCCTTCAATATTTTTTCATTATATTTTTATGCAGATTGAAGCTCTCAGCTGGTGTTCTGGTCTAATTACATGATGTTCTGCGTCAAGAGTGCAAAAACAGCCGTCTTATATGGCAAAAGTTTGTTGTTAATGCCCTCTTTACTGGTGCTTTTCAACTATTTTGGACAATTTTACCAGTTTATCCCGTTTTAAATCCTCTAAGCGACAACGTGGTGGCAATTCTAACCTTCTGGCTATCTTTCTGGTTTTGACTTTTCCGATACCCTTGAGAGACATCAGAAAATATTCCACT